TACGAGATTTAACTGGACAGACAGCACCCACGTATACGTGGGAGACCACACTGGGCGGCGTTTGCCTGGACTCTAATGTAAGAGTCGGCTCGTCGTCCCACCCCATCAGACCACCATATCCACCAAACGTCCAACCAGCACGGAATCCGGCCAATTTGGCTGCTGCGTGTTACATGCGTCACTCCCTCGTCGCCCCCTCAAGGGTAGATATTCCATCCGAGTGGCGCCAATACATCGACGAATTTATCGGTTTTGTTAGAGAAGATGCCGATTTACAAAGCGTGGAGCCATGGAAGGAAGAAATGGTTTTGGAAGAGATGTCCAAGCCCATCCAAAAGAGGAGGTTCCTCGACTACCTTAAGTTCCCTATCCAACTGATCGGACGACTCTCATGCGATATGATTTTGAAGACGTCTGACTTTGTTTCTCCATCCAGCGCCCCGCGGGTTATTTACCCAATGGATGCCACCCATCTGGCTGAAACAGCATGCATTACTAAGGCAGTCAAGGAATCATTTCTGAAGTACACACATTGGTATACGCCTGGCATGGACCCCGCTGAGGTCTCGCAGGCTGTCTACGACTACGTCAATACCCATGGCGAAATCGTCGAATCGGACCTCTCCAAGTTCGATGGTACCATCACTCCGGAATTGAGAGTGTTCGAAGCGTTGTTTTACGACGCGCTATGTCCCCGTACCGGTAATTCGGTCCTGCGCGAGTTTCGCATGGTTGCGAAAGGCATGGCACTAGAACACCCTCTTGACGGCAGCCGAGCTTCTGGATCGTCGTTTACTACTGATGGAAATACTGTCATCACCGCGTTTGTTGATTATGTGACGCACCGACAGTCCGATCCTCCTGAGATATCACCCAGAGAAGCCTATGATAAGATAGGGTTGCATTGTGGAGACGATGCTATAATGTCTGGCAACATTGAAGCAATAATCAGTGTTCACACTCAGGCCGGGTTGAAGATAAAGGCAAAGAAGATTCCCGAAGGTACTCCAGTATCGTACCTAGGTCGAGTCTTCCCAAATCCCTGGACGTCGACGACGTCCCTCCAAGACCCTGCCAGGTTTTGGCCTAAGATAGCTGGCGTGTATCACACGGGTGTAAATCCTAAGTGGGTCCTATGTGAGCGCGCTAATGCTTTTCTTCTAACTGATCGACGCACGCCAATTTGTTCGGCGTACTGTCGCGCCATTCTTCGAGTGATTGGTCCACAAGTTAAATACGTAGTTAAAGACGGCTTTCGTAAGTGGTTCGAGCACAACAACACGGATCTTTCAATCTTCAACACATACTTACAAGATCCCGAGGACGACGCCATGCTGGCAGCCTATGAGAACACGGTTCTGCACTGTGACTCCAACACCAAAGCATGCGCGGACATCGATTCTATCCAAGATGAGGAAGGACTTAACAGTGTAGAGTTCTGTTCTATGGACTTCTTGGACGAAGAGGATAACCCAGCCACGCAGTCTTTCCTGCGCCCACACATGCCTGTTCAACCTTTGGTAATTCCATCAACTGAACCGTACATTGTCCCAGGGCGCAAGGAGCACCCTGCGATACCCCCCGAGAGGAGCGTCAAGTTGTCGATGCCTCCGCCTCGGGCACGACGGCGTTCCAAACCCGTGGCTAAAGAAACTGTGGTTGGTCCCCACAGTTCACCAGGTAAGAAGCCTGGTCCTCCCGACTCCTCGAAAATCTCGAAAGATGGCCGCGAAAGTGCAACTCGTGACCGTAAACACAAACCCGAACAATCCACGCCGAAGAAATCGGCGCCACCGAAGGCAAGAACGTAGCGCAATGCGGAGAAGCCCATTGCACGTTCCTTCACTCGCACGACCCAGCAACCACACAACGGCTGGCTCCTACAAAGCGTATTACAGCAGGATGTTACTCGACCCTTTTGCCCTCCAACCCATGAAATTGGGCTGGGGCTGCGCAGTCCCGACTAGCATCGTCACGCTCCGATACACCAACGTGTTCTCAATTCCCGCCAGCTCCAGTTCTAGTTGGTTCGCGACTCCCAATGCGAAAGCACTGCTCCAAACTCCAGTCACTGGTAGTTTCTATCTTCGCAACCAATACCCTGATGGGTCGTCGGCTCTTGCCAATTACATCGGCTCGCAGTCTCGCCTCATCGCTGGTGGTATGCAAGTTCGCACTCTCCAGTCCGGTACCCAAGTCCTGCCTCGTATCTATGGTGCATGGTTTGCCGACTCCATGACGAGTCTTAATACCACCATCACCTCAGGCCCAGGCTGGGGCTCCACTATATCTACCGGCTCCACCGCCCGCATTCTGGACCCGCTGACGGCCACTCTAATCCCTTTTCTGCCCCTCGATCCGGAGTCGTTTATCTTTTCTGAAAACTATCTCGGAGGACAAACAACCAACAACTCTAGCACCGATAGCATTGCAAATGCTCTTGGTGTTGACTATTTCTCTTGTTCTTTGCCCTTCGTTAGTGTCTTCAACAACGACCCCGCTGCTCTATCAGTAGCAATCGATGTCATCGCCCACATGGAGGTTCTCCCCAACACTGCTTATAGCGGTGGTGGTGTGGCTCCGCTCATTTCTGGTGACGTAGAAATCGCCCCCCAAGGTGTTAATTCTGAACTCTTGATCGCCACTGCCGCTAGCATTGTGCCTATCGCTGCAGCTGGTGTTCCCGCCACGTTGGCACTCACGGCTGGAGCAAATTTGCTCGCCAATCTACAAGGCCAGATGTCCAACTACTCTGGTCGTGCCCTTCCAAGCCCCTTCTATCGCTCTCGATCATAGCTCTAGTTAGCTAGCAGGAATGATCCTGTTCACATTAGAACCGATGTTGGTTCTACTGGGCCTTTGCCCATTCTTAGCCACCTGGATCTTTGATCCGTGGCTTCCAGGTTTCTTTACGCGTAGGGTGGTTCCTTACGTGCGACAGTACACAATACAGACTTTCCCAAATTCACTCCGACCAGGAATGAGTGCATGGCTTGCCCTGCTCTGAACTGGCCTCCGGTGTGGAGGCGTGGAGCCAAGGTATTGCACTGTTCGTGGAACGCGTTCTAGTATGCACACGAAAACGCATCCTCATGAGATGTACCTTATAAACATATTCTTGCGGCCAGGATTTGTTCCCCTGGCAAAGCCGATTCGGTATCGGTTCCCCCTGTGTAATTACCTACACAGTGTAATAGTCGTCGGCCCAAAAGATGGTCGGCGGCCGCCACCAGTCGAGACGAGTCAAACCTCCACTTGGTGTTAAAGGATTAAAT